AGACTGTGGAGTCTGTAGGATATCATTGATGTAGATAAAGATATTATTTGTAATATCCATGTCACTACCAGGCAATGTCTTAAGACTTAAAATTTCTGTTACACCGCTAGTTGTTACTGACAGAGTAAACTTCTTACGAGTTCCGTTAAAGAATGGTGCAATATCGTCAAACAAGATGAATTGGCCAGGATAGAATCCTGAGAAACTATCGTTTTCTAGTTCTTCAACTGTTAATTGGAATTCTGTTAATACACCGACTCTTGGATCAGTTGCGATACCAGCAACTGTTAGATTATCACCAACCTTAAACGCTGTTCCCTCTTCAAGAATATTGAACTCTGAAATGTTACCATCAACATTGATACGGAAATCAATCTTAGAATTTGTTCCGATACCTGAATTACCTGAAGCATAGATTAAATCTTCATTGAAATAGTTGTCTGGTTCAGTAACTTCAACAGTCACTGGTTTAGTTACTTCACCACCTCTCTTGTACAATGCTTTTTGTGTTGTTAATCCAGCATTAACTCTAAAGGTTGCAGCATCTAGTTTTTCAATCACATCAAATCCAGAGAATCCTTGTTCTATAGAAGATGCAATTCTCTTACCCTGTTGTGAAAGACCAGCCCTAGCATAGTTGTGATCCACTGTTGAAATACCAACATTAACAACATATGTTTTACTGTCGATAATCTTATCTACAAATGTACCACCAGCAGCAAAGTCAGTTCCACTAGGAGAGTTGTTATTCAGTCTAGGTGCAAGTATGACACCTTGAATTTTACCACCACCATTGTAGAAACTAGGTGTAGTAGATGGCCCTACCTGTGTTTCAATAGTATTGTTATCAATTACTCTAGTAATCAGAGAACCATTGTAGAAAGGATCTCCTCCTTTTGGATAGAATTGTTTTGTAGTATAGTTATCCTGTGAGCATGAGAATAAAATTCCCTCAGTTCTTAATTTTACATTTCTACCAGATCCAGCAGCAGTTGTAATACCATGAACAACTGGTAAGTATGCAGTCATGATACCTATGGACTCATGATAGTCTGCATGATTAATATTATATGCAACTCTAGTAGAAACACCAACATTCAAAGTGACGTTGTTAGATGTTACGGCAGTTGGATATAATGCGGTGTCGTGTGCTGGGTCTGTGGGTCTAGGATACGGATGTTCTGTCGCATATTGATCCATAGCACAAGAGTAAATCAATCCGCCAGTCATCAATCCTACTGATGTTGTAGTTGACAATCCATGTGATGAGTCAGTAGTTATGGTTGCCAGTCCACTGTTTGCATCATAGGTAGCGTTCGTTACGTTGAACTTAACTCTAGATGTAATACCAACGTTGATTGTAAACGTGTCTATTGTAGAGGTGACAATACCAACCTCTGTATTGTGTATAGGGTCAGTTGATCTTGGATATGTGTGGTCTGTTGCGTAGTTATCCTGAGAACATCTCCATGTGTATGAATCAGTAGCAAGACCAATAGTATCTCTGGCAATCAACATACCACCAATTTTTGCGTTTTCAAACGTATGGAGATAATTACCACCACTGATGACCGCATTATTAACGGCAGAGACTAGGATGTGTTCAGTTTGATTAGACGATGTTCCTACGTCCAGAGTAATGGTGGTATCTGTAGTAGCAGTAATCTTAACAGCAGTATTGTAAGCAGGATCTGGGCCATTAAGACCAGATTTCCTTGGGTAGAAGTGATTTGTCGCATGATTATCTAAGGCACAGGTAAATTTGAATCCATTTGTTTTTAATTTGACAGAAGTTCCTTTCTGGAGTGTATGAGATCCGATATCAATCGTCATTAATCCAGTGAAAGGATCATATGATCCACTTGTAGGAGTATGGTAAACAAGAGGAGATGTCCCTACGTTTACGCTAAACTTATCGAGATCAACAGTTGTAACAGACAACCATTGTTGATCTGCTGGATCTTTTCTTCTTGGATAACTCTTGATGGACTTTCTACCATCCATCTTACATCTGAATCTTATGGAATCTCTTTCAAACTGAACTCTATTACCAGTAACCATTCCATGACCAGCAGATGTCACAGTCATAATACCAGATACAGCATCATAAGTTGCAAATTCTACGTTTCTAACATACGATCCATTGAATCCATGAACATTAGAGAACACAGTCATAATACCTGTGCTTGCAGTATATGATGCAGTTGCAATGTTGTAATTAACTATTGTTGATACACCAACATTGATTGTTATAGTGTCAGCGGATGTAGAACCAATACCAACAGATACATTACCACCTATGGGGTCATCGGGACGAGGATATGCATGTTCTGTTGCGTAATTATCTCTAGCACATGTGAATATTATGGATGCAGTATTGATACCAACAGTGTCTCTTGCTTTCTTAAGACCGCCTGTTGTCGCACTCTGGAACCAGTGTGCATTTACAATAGTAGATACACCAACATTTACGGAGAATGTATTTACTCCAACGTTGTATATTGGCAACCATTGATTTAAGAATGGATCAGAATATCTTGGGTATGCCTTAGTTGCAGTGTATCCATCTAGATCGCATTTGAATGAAATTGATTCTAAATCAAACTTGACATATTCACCAGCAACAAAACCATGATTTGCAATGGTTGGTTCTAGTACACCAGTACTAGCATTATACGTTGCCGTCGAAATTGTATGAGCCGACTCATTGATGTATGAATGTCCAGCACCAACATTCATTATAAAGTCACCTGTTGCAGGGTTATATGTTGATGTTGATATTGAACGTTCTTCGATTGTAGAAACACCAACTCTTACTTCAAAGGTGTTTGTTGTTACAGATACGATTCCTATATTCGTATCATAAACTGGGTCTGTCTTACGAGGATATGCATGAATGGTTGCATAGTTATCTTTAGCACACTTGAATGATAACGAACCCTCTGCTATCTTTATTCTTTGTGATGGTCTTTCGACATTATTTGCACTAGATGAAACATAAACGTAAGGTGTATAATCTCCACCACCAGTTATGACCGCATCAGTACCAATACCGACTAATGAGTATGGATAATCACCACCAGCAATAACACCCTCAACAGCTATACCTTGATTAGGTACAAATTGGTAAAGATTAGAAGAAGTTGTAGGGCCTACATTTACTGTGAATAACGTACCAGCAGCACCAACAATTTCTACTGGTTTATCATAGTATGGGTCACTTGGTCTTGGATAAAAATGATTAGTTTGGAAACCATCTTGTTCACACTTGAATACTACAGATCCAGGCTTAAATTTGATCGATTCACCAGCTTGGAATCCATGCAATCTGTCAAGAGAAACAGTCATGATACCTGAGGCTGGAGTATATGAAGCAAATCTTATATTGTATTTGACGATAGTTGAGATACCAGCATTGACTGTGATAGTAGTTCCAGCTACACCTGTAATCGGAACGGCAGTATTGTAGGTTGGATCTTTCGCTCTTGGATAATATTTTGTTGAACTATTTCCATCAGCAGTACATGAAAATCCTAATGAACCATCTCTAAATTTAATACTCTGTCCCACTGTCAAATCATGAGTTCCAATACTCATTGTCATCACACCTACAGAAGGCGTATAATCTGCGCCAGAAACAGTATAATCTAATCTAGTAGTAATACCAGCAAAGACTTCAAATGTATTAGTAGAAACGTTACTGATAGGTAGCCAAGAATCACTTATAGGATCGGTTGATCTTGGATAGTATTTGGTTGTTGTAAATGCGTCTAATGAACACTTCCAACCTATAGATTCATCTGCTATTCTAACTTCATCACCATTTGAGAATCCATGACTAGGCATGGTCAAAGTCATAATACCCACAATGGGGTTATAATTTGCGGTTGTTATTGAGTGTTGTGTAGGGCCTGTAAGACCATGATTCGCAATAGTCAACACCAAAGATCCAGTGCCAGGATTGTAGTCAGCGTCAGTAGGTGTTGTTGTTCCACCACCAACTATGTCTATACAGTTAGGTATAGTTTCAGAAGCTACAAATTGATGATCATAATCACCACCAACCTTGATGGTTTTTTCATCAGAACTTACATAAGTATGTGCATAATCACCACCAGCAAATGTTGATGTTGCAGTTGCACCGTGGAACTCATGTAGATATGGCCCTCCAGTGAGTAATGCACCCTCTTCTGCACGGAGGAATAAGTGAGGATAATCTCCACCGTATATCAATGCGCCAGGAAGAGCCTCTTCAAATCTATGAATATACTGATTTTTTACACGAGATATACCGACATCTACTTCTAGTGCAGTTCCAGAATAACCTACAATTGGAATAGAAGTATCGTATGCAGTTGATCTACTTCTTGGATAATAATGTTGATAAGCACCATTATCTAAAGCACATGTAAATGCAAGACCAGTTAGAATAACATCTTTACCTACTTTGTAGCCGTGAGGCGCTGCAGTGGTTACAGTTAGAACTCCAGTTATATTATCATACAATGCAGTTCCAACGCCTAGGGCAGGGTCATAATCGCAAGTAAATGCAATACCAGAAAGAACAACACAATCATCTTCTGTAAGATTATGATTCTTTCTTGTGGTGATAGTTGCAATACCAGATGATTCATCATATTCAACATGACCAACTTGCACAGCTGGGGCACTTGTAAATGTAACTGCAATACCAGTGGTTTGAACATAGTCATCGTTCTCTAATCCATGACCTTTGTATGGAATATATGAACCAATACCAGATCCAACATTAGCAGTATGAATACCAGTGGTAGTCATTGCAATACCAATATTGATTTCAAAGTTTAGTGTGCTATTGATACCAGTAACACCAAAATATTTCTGAGTATCAGATGGGAAGATTATATCACCAACACCTGTACTAAATGCAATACCAGATAACTTAACAACACTTGAAGTTGTTAATCCATGAGCCGATGCAGCAGTAATAGTTGCAACACCAGAAAGAGAATCATATTCTAGTGCGTTTATATTTTTTGAATCACCATCTTTATCACCAACAGCGGTAATTGTAGTGATACCAGTTGGAGGATTTTGATTAACATGTTCAATGTGTTTTGGAGCATAGAATCCAGTTCCACCCTCTACGATACTAAAGTTTGTAATGATACCAGCTTCTGCTCTGTTTACAACACCACCACCAACATATTGATGTGCAAAAGATGATATTCCAACAAAAGCTTTAAATGTATTTGCAGTCGCACCTATTATATCAAAACCTGTGACGTTTTTACCGTCCATGATCGCAGTATCAATACCAGCCTGAACTGTACCACCAGTAACGTATATTAATGGTTGTGTACCCACACCAGCCATAATAGTTACTGTTTGTGAGTTAAGGATACTTACAATTGGATACCCATCTTCTCTGAATGTAAATGTAGAGATACCTTCTGTAACTAAAACTCCTTTTACAAGTAAGTTTTTACTCTGATTACCAGATGTGCCAATATAGTGTCCAGTGGGAACATATACAGTTGCAATACCAGTAATATAATCATAACCAAATGTGTCAATATTTCTTGCTGCAGATACTGGTGAGAATGTAAATCCAGCACCTGTAATTCTTACTCTATCATCAGATTCAAATCCGTGAGAACTGCCAGTTGTAAATGTAGCAACACCAGCAATATGATTATAAGTTACAGTGCTAATTGCAACACTAGTGGTTGATGACTCGCCCAAAAATGCAGTAATGCTTGCACCAAAACCTTGAGATGCTTTTACAGTAATTTCTGGTACTTTTCTGTAACCTTGACCTTTACCTTCTATTTGAATAAATTCAAGACTACCTGTAGAACCAACACCAACTCTTACGGCTGCTTTTTGTGGAATATAATATCCAGCACCAGTTTGTAATCCTACTTTACTAATTCTTCCCGCTCTCGGAACTCCACTTAAAAAGTTAAGTTTATTCTCTGCATTATCTAATATTTCAAAGTCTAATCCTGGCGTTTGAACAACATTATTGATCAATATAAAAGGATTGTTGTTTATATCAACACCAGTGTTTACATTGTTGTAGAGTGATGTAACAATACCTGTATTTTCAGATAATGAAAATTGTGTTCCAGCAATACCAGTAAATTCTAGAGAAATATCATCTAGTATTACGTTTTTATCTTTAGGATCAAATGAATCTAACTGTCTAGAAAATAATCTACCAGAAAATGAAGAACTAGTTTGTAATCCTGTAGGGCCTGATTTACCATAAGGTGCATCAGAAAAGAATATATTATCATCTACAATATTGTAATCACCAGCAAATATTGAGTATCCAATACCAGCAGAAGCATGACTTGTGGCTATTGACCCAAACGCACCTCTTTCTACAACAACACCTGACTGTTCTGTCTGACTGAATATAGGAAAATATCCAACACCAGTTTTAAATATAACAACTTCTGATACTGTTCCAACACCAGATATTTTAGGGTAAAAAACTCCTTCTACACTAGGGGTTGCAGTACCCTCTATTGTAATCTTAGGTGGATCGGTTTGTGCGTAGCCTGCTCCTCCATCTAAAACCTCAATATTAACTACTCCATAAACAGAGTTAAAAGTTGGTCTTAGTAGAACTCCTTGTCCAGGCGTAGTTCTTGGCATTTACTCTGTTTCCTCAACTAATGTTAATAGAACTTGAACAATAAACTTTGGTGACACCAGTAGCATCTCTTATAATACTAAAAGTCAAGATATCGTCATTTGCTGTTGATGGTGGTGGATTTCCTCCAACCCATTTTACTCCTGTCGCAATAGTCGAACCGTTAACTGTAACTGGATCACCATAAGTATATCCAACTCCAGCATTAATAATAAGTGTTGCTGTCGTTGCTTTGCTATTTTGACCACTTACATTTGTAAATGCCCATGAGGTAATTGTTGTTGTTGCAACGCCAACCACCACAGATCCTTGTGAAACATCTATAGTGAACGTACCGCCTGCACTGACTTGCATCACATCACTAAAATTACCTACAACTTTTTCTGTAATATCAGAGTTGAAGTTTACTTGATCCATCAAGGTACTTGCACCACTGACCAGAACATCACCTTTTACATCTAATCTACATGTAGGAGCGGTAGAACCTATACCAGTATATGCCTCATTAGTGACCACGAATGACTTATTATCTGATATATTTTGGTCGGATACTCGCAATCCATGTCCATTCCCTTTTGCGACTGCCCAAATAGTTGGTTTTTCGTTTGAGAATGATGCAACTTCTAGCTGAGATGTAGGTAAAGATGTTCCAATACCGACCATACCGTCAGCTTTAATTCGGAACATTGTTGTTGCAGTTCCAACCTCAATAGGGCCTTCTGCAATCGCACCAGGCTGTTGTATTGTAACCTTACCTAGATCACCATAGGATGTTGTTACAACACCACTTGTATTGATATCAATATCATCCGCAACGCTCTTTGCAATACCAGCAGCAATCGAAGTTGATGCAATACCAGCATTTGTTGAATAACCAGCTGTAGTGGCAAAGGAAACAAAACTTACAAGATTAGTACCATCTCCAAAAGTATCATATATCTCGTTAAAATTATTATTAATCTTTATAGTTCCTGCCAACAGGGTATCACCTGTGCCGTCATTCGGAGCAGAACCAGTACTAATCCCTTGTTTAGACATTACTTAAAAAACGTTTTCTTTTTATTTATAGTTAATATGGAGGGTTATCATCCATAGTAGCAGTTGTTGTGTCTACATTCAACACATTTGAGTTAACTCTTTTTGTATCGTAGTAGAAATTATCATCAACAACTTTGTTTGCAATAGCTTGTTTTGCTTGTGCAAACGTTGATTCTCCTATCTGTTTTACCTTAAGGAATTCATCGTCAATCTTGAGGACATCACCCTTCGACAGTGAACCAATACCAGTACCAACTGTAATATTTTCACCAGAACCACCAATAGCGTTTGAAACTTCCACACTTAGTAGTTTATTTGTAAGAGGTGTCTGTATGATATTGTCAATTAGAATCAATGCTTGTTTGTTTGGATCTTGAACTTTGAGAAGGTGTGTACCAGTTCCTAAACCAGTAAACTCAAACGGCAATGATGTTGATAGACCAGCGACTCTAAAGTTTACATCATCAACCTTTTGAACAAATAATTCATCAGGCATGATGTTTGTTCCACACTCTACAGGAGTTAATTCTATATTGTTAGTCGGAGTTGTGCCGCCAATATATGTTCCAGCAATTGTTATGACATTAGTTGAGGCATAACCAGTTCCACCAGTAACAACACCAACAGAAGAGATGTCTAAATTACTATCTCTAGTAATATTAAAGATCGCACCAGAACCAGATCCATTGTTTGTGGATGGCACATTAGAGTATGTTGTTTGTATACCAACTCTGGAACCTGTTGTCTTAGTGACAGGGAATAACAAATCATTAGCTGGTGATGCACCGCCAAGGAATGTACCAGCAATTCCTACAGTGTCACCTACAATGTAACCTTCACCACCACTGATTAAAACAACAGCAGTAGATATACATTGACCAGTTCCTTGATCAAAGTCAAACTTAACTTGGAATCTAGCACCAGATCCAGTTGTAGTGAAGCCAGGCAAACCACCGTCAACACTACCAAATCCATAGATTCTGAATACAGGGCCAGGAGGGTTTTCTGTGACAGCAGTTCCTGTTACAGGGCCTGGAATTTGAACATTATATCCATTTTCAAACAGAGAACTACCACCTACTCCAGAAGTTACCGCAGCCATTACAATGTCTTTAGTTCCTGTTGTATATGATGTAATCGCAATACCGATCTTAGATCCACCTTGAGTGTCAAGATTTACCACTTGTCCAGTTTGGAAATCATGATTCTGAATACTGATAATATTCAGAGGGAGGTTCACATCAGCACTTGACGCTGCATTATATGATTTTTTAAACGCTGTATTACCACCAGTTGTTAGTTGGAACTGTCTACTTCCAACTAGTGTACCAGTTCTATCATGTTCTCCTGTAAATCCACTTGAGATGTCATCTAAGTTCAAGACTTTATTAGTCTTGTTCATAATGAAACTCTTAATTGGTCTACCCTCTGGGAAGAATATTCTTTGTACAGAACCATCATCTAAAGCGTCATCTTCCGTAACCATAGCGAAATTATCTCTCTTACCCATGTAAATTTCATTATCAATATTCAAGATAAGATCAACTGTAGTATCAACTGCCTTAACCTTCATAGTAGGAGGATAAGGATATATGATACTATGACGAGTGGATGTGTGTGCAGCACCAACCATTCTTACCTGTGATCCATCAGGTCTTGTATGAACGTGGAATGGGCCATCGTATAACTTACCGTCCACATAACCAAGTATGCTTGATGGTAAGTTTGATGCATCAATATTATCTTTAGGATCACTCTCTATGACAAGATCAGAGAACTCTAAGAATCCAGATGGATGAACAATTGACTTAACTGATTCTTTCCATGTGTTATATGGTAAATTACTCTTGATTGAATATGAGAACTTTTGGAAATAGAAGTTGTCTGATAGTCTCTGGCTGAAATCGTTAAGTATACCAACGTTTAAGTCATTCTTGGAAACTTTGTCTCTTGTAACTCCAAGAGTAGTTGGTACGCTGAATCTGTTAACGTCTCTTACGTTTCCTTTCAGTTCAGATACTTGACCAGTTAATACGTCGCCAGGTAAGAGTGTACCAATAGTATCTCTCAATCTAAGTTGACTGATATTTACATTCCAACCATTTTCTGCTACGAATCCTTCAAACTTAGTGGATGTGACTTTCTCACCAGATAGGTACTTAGCATCATCAATAATAGTCATATTGAATTTTGCCATATCGTTGAAGTTTACAATAGATCCTAATGTAAAGTCATCATCGTAAGTTCCAAGTGTAACTGTGGATATTCCAGGCGCATCCGCCATGCTAAATTGTACAGTCGCATTTGTAGTGTTTACACCTGTGACTGTGTAGAATGAGAAGTCATAATCAGCAGAGTTAAAGTTGGCTTCACCTGATTGCAGTGAGGCTGGTTTAATTCTACAACCTTCAACAAATACCTTGTCTCCAACAGTAAATGGCAACGTAGTTTCTGTGGATGCATAACCTGTTGTGACTGGGACGTTAAATTGTTGATCTAATAACAATTCGGCAGTAACTGTAGTACCACTGTGAGTAATATTGTCTATGTCATAACCATTAGAGTTATTAGTTGTAATGATGCTTAAAGGTTCTTTAAATTCAAACGCATTTTGTATGACTTCTACTCTATCAACAGATCCACCAGATACATGTGCTACAATTGACACATTACTGTTACCTCTGACTGCAAGAGTAGGTGGTTGATTATATCTACGTCCTCCATCAAGAACTTGTATCTCATTTATTCTGGCAATACCACTAATATCAACAATAGCGGGAACTGCTAAGAATGGTAGTAAAGTTGGGTCAGTTGGATAATCAAATCCATCTTTAATTCTTTCAATAATATCAATCTGTCCGATTTCGGGAGAAGATACTTTTACAATACCGTCTTGACCTTGTGTGCTTGCAAAACCAATAACTTTCGGTAAAACTGTGTATCCCTTGCCTGGGAAATTGATTTTCGTCTTAAATATGGGGCCTCTAGCATTTACTGACGTTGTGCTGTAGGTAATGGTGCTTACACCGACTCTAGAAACAAATTTTTGTGATTCTAGTGGTTTTTCTTTTAAATTAAACGTAAATGTCTTATCATCTTTGATTAGAACGCTATGTTCGTTTCTGAGAATGATATCTCTAAATGTTATGTTATTTCTACCAGTAACTTCAACGTCAGATGATCCAAATGTCTTTCTTGTATCTGATGGAACAACAGGAGTCAAATCGTAGTAGGTTTTACTTGGCCAAGGAAGCTCAGTATTAAGAGTTACAGTTGCATTTGCTAAACCAGAGATGCCATCTCTAACAATGTTGAATCCACCAATATTTGTACCTTGAACATCAAGTCTATTGTTGAAAGTGATGTCTTCAAAGAAGTCCAATCTCATATCAGTCAAGCTTGGATCAGAAACGTCAAATGTTATGGTGTTACCTGTAGTAAAATTCAAAGGTGGGTTGATCTTAGCAATAAAACTTAAATTGCTAGGACTTGCAGTTGTAACTGTTGATATTGAAACTGGATTAGAGTCAAATACATCTGATTTGTATTTGCAGAGTTTTATGAAGTCTGGATCTTCCCTAAGAACAAAATATGTTTCATTATTGATCAATCCATTGATAGTATTTCCATTATCATAGTAAACAACCTTATCACCGCTCTGTAAATCTTGATCACCAATGTTTATTTGAGTTAAATCATCAGAAAAACTTGTATATGTGAATCCAACTCGTTTTGTAGTAGTTTTAGCAATTACTGGATCATATCTAAGTATTGTTGATTCGGTAGATTTGGGTAAAGCGTCAATTTTGATTATATCACCAGCAGATAGTTGGTGAGCAGAAGAACAACCAACTTCACCAAAGAATCTTTCAACTTTAGTTGTTACTTTTGGATATGCAGTTGATAAAGAATGTGCAAACCCAGAATTAGAAGCAACATTGTAGAACCATATCGCATCAGCAGCTGTAGAGAACGCTACGGTAGTTAATCCAATATGATCTTTATCAAAGTTGACTGCATAGACATCTCCTTCAAGAAGAACCTCAGTTCCAACTCCAGAAGTTGCACCAGCAGCTACTTTTGCCCAAACAAGAGATGTACCAGCGATGCCTGCATTGTAAACAAGTTTCTGACCTGTAAAGAACTTATGATCTCTAAGATATATTCTTTGTTGAGATACAAAACGATTCTCTACAGTCTGAATTGCTGCCGTTCCAAAACCAGTAGATGTGATAGTGTAGTGAGTTCCTGTTGATCCAACACCAACTGATTCTTGTGGATTAAAGTATGTTAGATAATTATCAAATGTAAATTGTGTGATTGTTGATGTTCCTACAGGGAATAAGAACTTATTTGGTTTCAATATAACATTGTTAGTGCCTGCAGCATGGGTCATTGCAGCACCAACATAATTTTCCCTGTTTACAAACAATCTAGAGAAGTTAGTGTCAATACCAGTGACCACCATAACCTCTGTTCCAATTCCAATGTGATCACTTGGTTCAAAACCTCTAGTATCAGTAACAAAGATGTGTGTGCTAACTCCAGTAATGGTAACAGTATCTACAAATGTAGAAAGACCAACTTTTCTATTAATAATTTGAACTTTTTGTGAACCATTAAACTCTGTAAACTGAGATGTGTCAATACCACTTAGTATGACTGTTTCACCATCAGCAATATCATGTGGAACTGTAGTAACACCAATAATATTTCTTTTTTCAAGTCTAAGTGCTGTGTCAGTAAATGTGCTGACACCTATTTCAACAGAACTTACCTGTTTACCTAAAATTTCACTTACAACTATGTTAGCACCAGAACCATTAGTTCCACTGTTGTCTAATGTAAGTGGATCGTCAATTTTGTAACCATCTCCTCTTGAAAAAATAGTAACAGATGATATTCCAGAACTCTTTGTTTTGATAACTTCAAATTCTTGTTTTAATACATCTTTTACATCATCAATTAGTTCATAATCAGAGTTACCGAATGATAGGTAGTAAGGAGATATATTTCTTGTTAGATCTCTGCTTGCTAAATCGATATCTTGGTTGAAGAAAGTGACAAAGTTCTCTTCGATTGGAGTATCTTTAAATTGTCCACCAACCATATATGGGAACTTGGGTTTAGCAACACCACTAGAATCAACTTCTACTGAATAGAAGTACGCATATGTTCCATCTGGATACTGTGGAGTTACACAATACCTACCACCGTGTATGTCTAGGTCGCCAGAGTTGTCAAAGAGATAATCATTGACAAAGTATCCAAAGGCAAAGCCAGGAGGTCTTAGACCCGCTTTAACACTTGTATCAAGAATATAACCACTACTCAATCTTCTAATAGCACCACCAACAGCGTTCTGATATCCATATGGGCCATAAATTGGATTACCGTCATATGCATAACCTAAAATAGGTGAGTGGAAAGCATTAGGTGTTTCTAGATTACCAGAGTCAATGTTATCTCCTAATTGATATCTCAATTTTTGTGGAGGATACATTCCAATGGTCTGGAGTTGAAATTCTGGGTTTGTGCTTGGTTTCGTTAGTATGGAATCTTCAACGTTGATAATATTATTATTTTTCTGAACTTGGTTAATCTTCCATTCACGAACGTTACCAATAAACTTAGCGCTCCTACCTCTATTCTGCAATATCATGGTAGTGTCACTAACACCATAACCAATACCACCATCTAGTATCTGTACACCAGTAATTTTACTATCTGTAATTACAGGGCGAACATCTCCAAAGCTTCCTGTAGGAGAAGAGATGAGAATATCAGAGTCTTCACGATATCCATCACCATTTGCAAGTATCTGAACACCAATAATAGATCCGCCAATAATAATTGGTTTTAGAAGAGCAAAAGATGTAACTGTAGCAATACCAACATCAGGTCTTCTATGGAAATCCATAATATTAGTACAACCGTAACCAATACCACCTTGTTCCAGATAAACATTGTCTATTGAACCAAGAACAATCGGATCTATCTCTGGTTTTATCACAGTGGTAGCAGCAAGACCTGATAATGACTCGATCTTTACTGATATGGGTGGGTACTTTATAGTATGTTTACCACTACCCAATCCACGAATTACAACGGTTTTATTTTTGTCATAATTCGTAAAGTTTCTTTGTGAGGAAACCCCAACATCACAAAGCTTGAATTTATTAGGGTCTATGACTCGGACAGCGTACTGTGTTGAAGTAGAAAGACCATTAGCAACAGATCCGTCTGTAGAATATTCAACAATCTCTCCATTATTGAAGTGATGATCGTATGCTAGTATATAATCGTCAGATGTACTGATACCAGATTGCACATCACCATTAACAGGTCTTGCTGGAACAATTACCTTTCTATTTGAATATCCAGATCCACTTTCTTTTACATAAATCTTAGTTATTGTGTTTTTCGATTTGACTGTGGTAAATCTATGGAAACCAAAACTAATGTTTCCAATATTAACTGTGTTAATACCAACTTTAGCGTCTTCTGGAGTGTTGTATAACTTTATCTGTGTCTCGTTTACAGGGCCAACGTAGTAAGTAGATCCACTAACAACGTTTACAATCGGTGTATTACCCCTTGCATCATAGATGATGCCTTCACCAGTTTCAAAATTGTGTCTCTCTTCAAATGTAATACTCTCGTCAGTCGTATTTACAGATGAACCATCTGCCTTAAAGTTAGCAACGATTCTACCTCTAACAAGATTAGATTCAAGAACAGCACCAGTTCCATTACCACCTTCTACAGTAATTTTTGGTTTTTCTTGATATCCAATGCCAGGTGATACAAGTTTTACCTCTTTGAAAGATCCGACAACGTTAGCATGACCTAAAGCATCAAATCCTTGTTGATCTTTAATGATGAGTGGAGGGCCTGTGATTACATCATAACCTGAGCCTGGATTTGTAACAGTAATGCTAGTAACATCACCATGAAAGATTTGTTCATCGAAAACAGTAGGAGGGAATAGTTCAACACCATTCGCCATCAATCCTACAGGTCTGTTGTTAACATCTCTCTTGTTAGGATCGTCAAATAATTCTCTTTCTTTGTAGAAAGGATACTTTCTGAGTATCTTCTGGTTTTTAAGTGTTTTGTTTTCCCATCCAGATTTGTAGATATACTGGCCAGGAGTTGATGTTCTAACAGCGATATATTTTTTAGCAAATACGTCAGAACCACTAAATGACAGATAGAAGTCAGTCTGGTTGATTGCAGTTACAAAGTAGATACCAGTATTGATTCCACTGTTGGTTGTATTGTCCCAATAAATTCTATCACCAGTTACATAATTATGTGGCAGTAAACTAGACCCTGCAGCAGGGTCGAAGGCGGGGTCATATGACTGAACGGTATAAGTAAACCCACCACCAAGTAAAGGTGTGCCAAATCCATCTACAACCTCTATTCCACTGGTCTTTACCCAGACCTTATTATCAGTTGCAAAGATTGGATAGTTTGGTAGACCAGAAGAAGCAACATAATAGAATTTTTCCGCTTTATCAAGGTAACTATTTTGAATACCAACAGGGAAGTTGTCAACACCAGCAAAATAATTATTGTTATGTGACGCTTTTGTAACTGTCTTAGTGATTACTGTTGGATTAGATGGAATAGTACCACTAATTTGTACAACAATCGTATTTGAGTAAACTTGTGCTACGTTTGTAGAATCATATTCAATTAATTTGATTGTAATATTTGTTTCTTCGCCAAAGTCATTCTTAATCTTTAATACTTCATCAACATAAAAAACACAAGAGTCAAATATTGAAATTCTAAAAGTATTAACGTTTACTTGGTTAATATCTGAGATTGTATGACTAGACGGTACATTGTAAATCCAATTATTGAATTGAGGATTGTCAGATAAGTCTCTACCGAAAGAAAGCAACTTTAGACTATCGCCAATTTGCATATTTGTTGATGTAGAGGTATCTACTTCATCAATAACGTTTACAAGTCTAAATTGCAGTAACGATGTTTGACCAAATCCAGCATAAGCATATGCAAGCTTGTTTTCGAGAATATCTGCACCGAAAACTAGCGATGTTGAAATACCAGTAACACCTAAAAACTGGTTTACAGTTTTATCAGTGTATCTTAGGTTCAAGAAGTTAGCGCCTTCTCTTGGTTTGACTAATAGAGTACCACTTTGTCCAAATCCCACTGTAGAATCAACTACAAGTGTCTCAGAGTCCTCTGGAGTGATCTCTAACGCCTTTGTTTTACCAGGCACGGTGAAACTACCATCAAATGATGTAGAGTCAAGAGAGATCTCATAGAAATCGGTTTGATTGATTGGTCTATACTCTACATTGTAGATTGAAGCACTTACAGTTCCAATGCCAGCTACATCTTGATACAAGAAGTTACCGATTGTCTGTAATGGTTGTCCACCAAACAGATTTTCTACAAGAACATGTTTAGTTTTGAAATATACGTTTGCTGAAGGAACTAGAGTTTTCTCAATTGGTTTGATTAACTCAATTTCCTCACCATATAGTAATTTGAAAAGAATCTGATACGAAGCATCAGTTCCTTTCGACATATAGAAGTCTTTTGCCCTTGTAAGGATATTAGTTACTGATGTGCCAGGCTGAAAAGTTCTATTTTCAAAGCCAGGCAAAAACTCAGTCTTGAACTTTGTAAAAAACGACTGTAAGAAGAGATTACTTAGGTTTATTACAGTTGAACCAGCTACATGAACCGCAGCATTGGTTTCGGCAAAGTTTGCAAACTCAGCAGCGTCTTCTTTTGATATTTGATCAATACCACTAAATCCTCTAGCGCAGCCAAGGAACTCAGTATCAGTTTTAGATGTATATGTTATAACTTCATTATCAATCTTCAACAAACCATAAGTATCAGGCCAACCAGTGGTAGATGTGACCGTTAGTGTCCTATCACCAGCATAACAGGCGTTGGTAAGTTCAGTTGAAACAGTAAGAGTTTCGTTATTGAACGCACCAATCTTTCTATACTCAGCCAAATTATTAGCCAAGTCAGACATACCAGATTGGTGTTCTTGTGATTCGTAATATTGTATTAAGAAATCTTTGAATAGAGGTGATTCTTGAGATAAGAACTCAGGAATCTGCGACTCTATTAAATGAGATATCTTTACTCTTTTAATATCCGTCATTTATCTGGTATAGATTGATTCGCTAGCGTAACTAGAAGTTGTGACGTATGCTGTAGCAGATGTGTTCTCACCAGAAGATACAACGTCTGGTAATGCCTTTACGGTACTGTCGGGAACACTCAATTGTAGGTACAAATCTTTTAGGGCGATAACATCATTGGAATCAGGTATTGCTTCCACTTCAATAACTCCAGTTGTTAAAGAAGTACCTGTTATATTTACCACATCCAAATTAATCTCTCCGTGAACGTAATCCACTGTACCAGCATCATTCTTAACAACTAATGGGAGATTGTTTACAAGTTTAAAGAATACTAATTTTCCAACAGTCGTCCCAGCAATAGGAATGTCACCCAAATACAGAGTACCGTCAATACCACTGACCGAAAATCCTGTGGATCGTACGCCATATCCATTTGGTTGATCATAAAAAGCGTTTCCGTAGCAAAGTTCATAAGTTGCGAAAGTATTGATCTCAGGGACGATATCTCTTCTCATCTTAACTCGTGTAATGTTGGACGTTACACCTCTTGCAGCATCATCAATCAATCCAACGACTTTACTATACTTAAATCTACCGCCAAAAGCATTAATGTCTGATGAATTAGAATAAGTTGATAGTGTCTTGGTGACAGCAGTGATAAGTTCGGCTGCATCACTCGTAGCGTTGGTATTATAGTAAACAGAAGTATCAACTTCAACATAGAGATACTTAAGATCGATAATTTCTGGTTTGATACCAGCAATCGAATACTGTTTGAGTTGCCTAGAGATATCATCTTTTGTAATTTGTGATAGGAAAGAACCGTTCTTTGGTTTTATAGAAATGAACACCTTACCATACTCAGGCGGGTCTAATTCTTCTCCTCCGTAGGCGGTCACAGATTCAACGTTAGGGTAAACAAAGGGAATTATACCTGTGTAGTCATTCGCAGTCACGGCACGATACTGAGAACTGTAGATACGAGGTGCTAGATATTTTATACTCGATACATCTTCAATTCCGTCGCCATTTTCCGATTTTTGTTGAGTTGTTAAAACTGAAATTCCATCAGTTATGGTTGTATCAGTATCATCTCTTAAAATACCGACAAATGAGAAATTTCTAGCTCCATTTCCCAATCTTCCGTTAGTTACAATGTAAGTAACAGTAACAATTGCTCCAGCTGGCGGTTTTTTACCAATAATTCCGTCTCCAAACAGAATTTCATACTGTTCATCTTCAATTTCTTGAATTAAGAACAATTTAGAGGTCGAATCAACTTGTAAAATGTTATTATAGAGCGAATATATCTCATTTGTCGTAGATGAGACTGTAACACGGATAGAAGTTGTGTCAATATTCGCATTTGGAAGAATAAATCGTTGATTTGGTTGCGAATAATCGATCTGAAATGATTTTTCAAGGTATATTCCTTCGTAAATCTTCAAATTGTCAAAAGTAGCGATATTATTTGTACCACTTGTCGCTACAAAGTCATCTGGAATTGAAAAAATGTAAGAACTTCCTTGTTGAACACCCAATGCAACTTGTCCAGCTTTCAAAGTTATGATTTTTGTGTCATTTGTTCCCAAATCTATGCTAAAATTCACCACAGCTTGTGAAGATCGTGATGATCTAGGTACATAACCAATATTTCTTGCTAGTGATACCACGTTTTCACGCAATGTAGCACTGTCAAGGAAACATTCATTGACTGCCATGTTAGTATTGTAAGCAGTAATGTATGAGTTATACGCTAAAAGGTCAATTAGGGTAGAAAAGTTAGATCCTTCAAAGTCAAAATCAGCGAAATCACTGTTTACACGAAGGTAATCTTTAATTTGTGTCCTAAGAGATGCGAAATCTAGGTTTGTAAACTGGTTAAACGACATTATATCCTAGTTGATTGAAGAATAAATTCTATATTTTGTCTGGGAATAGCTAATCCCACGATATCATAGTTAATAGTTACCGTTAATTCATTAGTATCGAGTGGATATACCACTCTAACATCAACACGTTTGACTCTAGGTTCAAAGTTTTCAAGTAAAAGTCTAATATCATCTTCTAAAACTTGAGCATTATCGGGATCTGCCTGTTCAAAGAGAGATTCTTCGACAGCACTACCTAATAAGTTGTTATAAAAACGTTCACCGATTCTTGTTCTTACTAAATTTGTCACAGCTCGTTTGATCGCATCCTCATTTTCAAACACACCGATGTCATCCGTCACAGGATGGCGGGTAAATGTAAGACTTATATCCTTGAAAGGCGTACTTTGGAGGTTGCGTTCGTCAACTTTTGCCATTATTCACTTAAATTCTGTTTTCTTTTATTATCATTGGCGTCATCACCAACAACTTCACGCAGAATTGTCTCATCTTCTTCTGGTTTTTCTATAAAACCATCTTTAAAACCGCCAAATGGCGTATTTTTTAGCTTCATTATAGACAAATATACTATTCAAATTCTATTTAGACACAAAAAAAGACCCTTTGAAGGGTCTTGGAATGTTTTATCGTGGTTTTTATCCAGCAGCAAGTGGAGATTGACCAGAATTACTGTTAGCGGCAGCTTTTTTTCTTGCTTGAGCGCTCACATCATACTGTCCTTTTACACTACCACTTTTAAAACCAGCACTTTCTACGTTATGGGGAGCTAATTTCGGATCTGAATCTGCCATCTTTAACCTTTTTCTTTTTATTTATCGATCTGAGCTCTTAATCTGTCTGGTGAAATACCTTCTGACATGTAAAAGTTCAATCTAGCTCTTGCAGCTTCCTTATCAAGACCTACATCTTGGTTAGGATCGTTGACACACCATCCAGATGTGCCTAATTCTACGATCCTATATCTCACTTCTCCGTCTGCCATATTATATAATCCTTGTTTTTTCGTGACCAACACGAATTTTTGGATCAATCCATATTTCAAAACCAGCTTCTTTAGCATCTAAACAGAAAGATACGTCTTCTCCACACATATCTTGTACATCACCTGACTCAAAAACTTGCATTTTAGGAGCAAACCAAGGATATTTCAACTCTTTATGTTCAAATACACCGTTTTTAATGAGTAACCAACCAAATCCAGTGTAATCAACAGTGAAAGGCTTGCGTCTACGAGAGATTGATTCGATAGTTTCGTGATTCATCACTCCACCATTCTTAGCAAAGTCCTCTTCTTCTAGCCAATGTGCAACAGATGTTGTTTTTCCGTCCTCTGTGCAGTACCAACCACCAGCAATATCCTTTTGCATCCATACTA